GTTATCAACACACCATGTGAGGAATAACTTAATATAATTCTACCTCTAAAACACTTTCCTGCCAAGTACGAGTATGATCATAATCAGGCAAATGATACTCTCGATCAAATTTATTCAAATATAATAATTCCATATACTCAGGAAACCTTTCCGGAATCCCTTGCATACCAATCTTCAATAAGTATTTCCTATCCTCTGCTAACATTTCAGGAATTAATCTATCAACAGCAGCTTTACCAATCTGACTACAACTAATAGCATATTGTCTCTTAAATACAAACTTCAACATTATATATGCTATAGGTTCAATACCCAAAGTATCATAAGCAAGACCAATTAACCGACTCAAATTACGATGAACTGGACATCCCCTATCTTTCGGTACACTCATTCGCCATTTATATTGAGCTAAAGGACGCCACGGAACAATAGGACAAATATCAGGGTAGACTTGCTCCAACTCAAAATTTTCGCTCATACAAAAATGTCTTTTCAAATAGACAGGCCCTGTATAAATATTTCTAATAACAACCCCTCTAATGACCTTATGATAAGTTATAAGACTTCTATATGTTCGCTTATTTTTCATTTGAACACCATATTTTGCGGCAATAAACTCAGCAAAATAATCAACAGAGATTACATCAAGAGAAACAGGACCTCCACCGACAAAATCATCGCCAAAAAACAAAGCAACAATTCTACGATTAATCATATACAGCCATATTTCTTTACGAACCTCAAAAGATGAATTAGCCATGGTATCAAATATATATGCTAACCAATAAAAATTTATCATAATCCATGAATTACCATGTGAAGTTTCAAGACTACCAGAAGGCATAAAGCCAATAATAAGCATAAAATCTTCTAACCATCTAACAGTTTTTCCGGCTAACATTTCAGCAAGCCCTTCAACAATACACTGGTATAACAAATACATTGGATCATTATGATCCCTTTCAACCCAATGCAGTGCAAACATCTGATAATATATCAAATGCATTGCACCAATAGAAAAATCCAAACCAGATATATCACCATCAAAGAACTTTTGTGTTCCATGGCTAACAAATTCATATGTCACCGATTTATCTACCTCATTATAAACCTTTCTATATACGTCACCCAATTCACCAAACAATGCATCATATTTCATTTTTGCACCACCTTTCATCCAAGAAGTTCCTATTTCAATGTGAGCACTAAAATTTCTAGAACCGGGAAAAATTTTGTCAAAAAAAGGGTATCTTGTTCTTTCAACTTTACGTGACATACAAAGCCTACCCAAAAATGAATCTTTACTCAAAGCAAACAGTCTTCCCTTATTATCATACTCTGCAACCTTCTCAGGATCAAATGTTCCTTCATCAATACAAGATCGATTTTCATCTTTAAATGACAATGACGTAATCCATTGCTTAAAAATCTTTTCAATTGGAACAGAACCATCTTTTATCATCCGAGCTGCAGCCAAAATGAATTTTGCAAATTCTCGAATATTTGAACACCTTGCTTGATTTTTAGTGGGGTGCTTCGTAAATTTGAATGTACTATATTCAGTTTCTATATCAGGAATATCCGGCCAATCATCAAAACCATTTTTCTTATTTCCGAAAGGTATCAAATTAATATGATGTGGTTCAAAATGAAATTTTACTTTCTTATTCGATCTAACACAATACGAATAAAAAAAATTTAATGCTCTATTCACACATTCAAAATCAAAACCCTTCCTAAACGAAGGAAAATTCTTTGGAAATTTTTGAAGCCGCGACCTCAAAACTTTTTGAACATGATAAATTACATTAGTAACATATGGGTGATCAGGAGTTCCACCATATGAATTATTATATGCAGCAAGCAATCGACAACACATTAAAGCAAGAGAAGGTATACCCACATCAGTATTGAAAATTCCTGTAACATGATGATTATATGGGCATAAAATTTTTTCATTTAAATCTACCACATATCTTCCAAGGAAAAATTGGTCCCACTCTAAAATAGTTTTTGCAATATGCGGACTAACCATCTCCTTAGTTTGATCTTGAGGAGTCCATGTTCTTGGCATTTCAGGAATTACCATAGGAAACATATTACAAGAATTCATGTACAATTCACGTTCGGCTGGATCTACAAATTTATACTGACTTTTTAATCCTAGCCTACGTGTGTGTTTATCACCATACAAATCATAAATACGAGCAATTCTAATCAATGATGCAATTTGCAATGTTTCATGACTTTGATATGGATATTTCCTGA